TCTTAACATTCGCCCCAAGGGTATATGCCGATGAGTCGCTAGCAGGTATGCCAGAAGACAGTTCGATACTATTGTTAATGTCTGTCGAGACTGCCTTCAGTTTAGCCGACGTGGAAGAGGTTACGGCTCTAACGGTTACGGCCAGCGAAAAACCAGCATCATTTGTAGAGGACTTTTGGAGATAGGAATTTAGATTGGTCGTTACCGCCGCCTGACTCATTATGGCCGTGGTGCTGGAGCCGGTTGTTTGGACTACGTTGGTCAGGGAGAGCTTGGTGGCGAGTTCGGCGGCGGTGACAGTATCTGCAACAATAATGTCTTCGTCCTCGGCCTGTTTAACGATGACCGCCCCGTAAAGCACCCCCGTCAGGAGGAAGGCAAAAAGAAGTAATTTTTTCATGGCAGCTCCTTATTTGTAGGTTGCAGCGGCCCGAGTCGCCCACACGTTTTGAATGGTTTGATCCCCCGCTGCGTTTGTGTTAAACGCGTTGGAAACGTCGACGGTGGTTCCGTCATCCACGATTCTCTTGATGCTCCACACTGCGGCGTTCGTGCTGGGAGATCCCCCGCTCCGAGTCGCCAGCGCTTTGCCGATGTATGTGGTGTTATTCACCGTCTCGATGATCTTTCGAGGGGCCGTATTCGCGTCTTGAGCGAACCCGGAAAGAGCAACCATCGTACCTAGAGCTAGAATCCATTTTTTCATCTTATCTCTCCTGTGTGCTCGCCGCAGAGGGAAGGGGCCCGGATTTCCCGGGCGCCCCGCTTAACCTGCCAACAGCGCGGTGTTAATGAAATCCTTCTTCAGCTGCATGGTAGTACACTCAGCCGGGATTTCAAGGCCTTTTGACGCGGCATACGCATCAATATCTTTGTGGGTGGTGAACGATTCGACTTCTGTCTCATCGGCGGCGTCGAGATCCAGAGCGGCCGGAGCTGCGGGAGGCGCTTCGGCAGCGGGGGCTTCATCCTTCATCGTGTCGGCCAATTCAGACTCGACCTTGGCGCGGATGCCTTCACGCAGGACGCTGCGAAGCGGTTCGCCTTTGTCGATCCGGGCCGCCTGATCAGCCGTGATTTCGTAAAGATCTTTCGGCGGCTCGTAGTTGAGGCCGTTGACTTTGACCGGCATGTGGTAGACCACTCCGGTTTTGACGTTCACATACAGTTTGTTATCTACACATCTCATGATACTTACTTCCTTTTAGTTAAGAGGGCCCCCGAAGGGGCCCCCGTTTGGTCGTCTTAGCCGCTGAAGTCGCCAGCTTTGAGAACCGCCACGGTGACGCGGGCGGCGCCGGCAACGGCGTTCGCTACGGTCATGTGGAGGTTTACGGCGCCAGTGGCCCCACCGATAACGGCGACCGTGGCGGTCGTCGCTGTGACTGCCTCGGCGCTTATGAGGGTAGCGGTAAGCAGGTTAGTGCTGCCCGCAGCCGTTCCAAGCGTGATAGCGGAGGTGGCGGTTCCAGCCGCCGTGACTTCAAGGGCCCCGCCGAGGATCACATCGCCAGCGTCCAAAGTGAACAACTGGAAATGAGCTCCGCTGGCGAGGTTATTGACGGAAAAGTCAATTTCCCGCTGATACACTTGTACCTTCTGTCCAACTGCCGGTGCCCCCGTCTGAGGCGCGATTGCTGTGTCGATAGCCATGATATTTCTCCTATTTTCTTAACCAATTTTAGCGAGCGGGGCCACCCCGGCCCCGCTCCAGTTCCCACCCGTTAGGCCGCTATGCAGCGGGCCAGTCCGAGAGCTTCCGGAAGGATAACTTCGTACCCGTACACCTGGAGGCCGCGGTAGAGCATTCCGAACCCGTCGGGGTTGTCCTGCACTTTGGTCTTGGTGATCTGAGTGGCGAAAGTCAGAGCTTTCGTGTGCCCGAACAGCACGTTCGTATACGACGGCATGTACAACAGGTTCGACACATGAATGTTGAACCGGTCAATGCTGCCGATCAGACCGTTGCGGATCGGAGACTTGCTGTCGCCGGTCAGGTAGGCCTGTTTGAGGTCGGAGGTCTTCAGCAGAGAAGACATCCAGACGGGGATGATGAGGAAACGCCCTTCGTCGGGGATGTTCTGCTCATCAAGCACCGCGCCGAATTCGACGATCTTCTCGACGATGTTGGTGCGGGTGACGACCAGCGGAACCGCGACGGAGCCGAGGTTGTACGAACCGCTGATCATGCCGGCGACTACGCCCTGATTGGCGGTGGCGGCGTGAGTGGGGATGTGGGTAAACACTTCGGTTTCTACGACGATGACCATCTGCTTCGAAGCGTCGTCGGTCCAGTTACCAACGTAGCCTTTGATGTCCGTTTGGACATCGTCGACGTCGTCGGTCACAAACGACCAATATTTGCCCTTGTTGATATACAACTCAACGGAGCTGCTGGTCGGCTGTTCGTTGGTCAGAACCTGACCTTTGCTGTAATCGCGGATCGTGATGGTCGGGGTCTGACGGATTTTAACCGTATCGCCGTACTTCTTGATCTCGCCCTCGTATTCCGTGTTGGACACGGCAGCCAGAATGGACGAAGCATAGAACTTGGTCAACAGCTTGCCGCTGAAGATCACAGGAACATACTGCATCGCAGTCGAGCCGATGTCGCGGAAGCCCGCGGCTGCTGGATATTGAGCACCCATTTTATTTTCTCCTTGCTATTATTCAGCGGCCAGGCGGGTGGTCGGCTATTTGCCGAACCTTATTCGACCTTCCGAAGCCGCTAGATCAAACTCAGCTTCCTTAGCAGCGATCTGCGCGTCCGTCATGCGAGAGGATGCGGCGTTCTGATAGAACCTCCGGATATCCGACTCGTTGATGACAGGGCCCGCAGGCCGGGGTTGCGTCCGGGGGGCTGACGGGGCAGTGCCGGGCTTGACCTGGGCCAACACGCGTTTGCGCGCGGCTTCCGGGTCTACTCCAACAGAGCTCTCTTTAAACAGGTTAAACAGGTTGGCAACTCCTTCAGCGTCGCCGCGATTTACTGCGGCAATTCCGATCTCGCGGTATGTCAAACGCGATGTCCGATCCGTGCCGCCTAAGAAGGCGACCCATTCCGGGTCATCTGATGCGTTCGCAGCCGCTGCGCCGGGGGCCAGAGCGTCGACGTCCTTCCAGAAGCGGGTTTGGGTTACCTGGGCTTGAGACTCTCGCAGCTTTTCAACCGTCTGCTTCAGCTCTTTAACCTGGTTTCCCGTAACCTTGTCGCGAGCCTCGACGATCGCCTCTGCAATTCCCCGGGCCATTTTGACCTGGATCGCTGCATAGTTTTCATCGAGATCCGCCTGTTCTTCTGGCGTTAGGTACTTTTTGTACGCCTCAGGGCTCAGCGTAGCGGGCGCTTGCGCGGCCTGCTCCAACCGTCCCAGAAGCTCGTCGTTTTCTCGCTCCAGCTCTTTCACGCGCTCTGAAAGCCGCGGGACCTCGCTGTTGTACTTGCCAAGGAGGACTGCGAGTCGGCTGTTCAGCTTGTCGTAATCCGCCTTGCTTACCGTTTCACCTTCCCCTGGTTTTGTTTTAGGCTCCGGCGCGCCGGGCGCGTCGAGGGCCACAGCCGCCAAGGGTGCCGGCTGGTTGGCGTCGTCTAGGAGAGTGTCACGGGTTGCTGCACTCGGAGGCTGCCCGGGTTCATCGGCGGCTGCAGGGACGTCCCCCAAAGCCTCCTGTGAGCGAGCGGCCTCAAGCGCGGTCAGCGCGGCCTCTGCTGCTTCGTCCTGTTTCCGCACTGCTGCGGGTATATTATGGTTGCCCATAGTTCTCTATTCTCCTCGCGGCGAGCCTGATTGCTCAGGGATTCGCTGCTGTTGCTTCTTCCTCTCAGCTACCGGGATTCTTTCGAGCCGGCAGCGCGATCCGGTTATTCCGTCTCGTCGACGGTCTTTAAAATCTTAGCTAACGTCTTGGCACATCCCTGATTGCGTGTCAACTCTTCTCCGCTTAAATCGTCATTCTGAACCCGCGTCTCCTCAAGGTTCTGCCGCAACCAACCCAAAAAAATGTCGAAATTACGGTTGAGCCGGAGGGCGGCTACCGCCTCCTGCACCTGTTCCGATATCTTGGCTTTCACCATTTTGTAGCGCCTCCAACGCTGAATTTCTAACCGCCTCAATGTCGTACTGCTCCTGGTCCTGGTCCAGTTTCATCCGATCGGTACGAATACGCTCCTGCTCGACGGCTGATTTGCCCGACGTCTCGCCGGCCTTTAACTCAATCCTCAGGCGTTCGAGTTCGTACGTCTGGTCGGCGATCTGCTTCTTAATCTGAACTTCCTGCTGAGCCTTCGAGGCCTCCGCTTCGGCAACGGCTTGCTCCGCTTGCTGTGCGGCCCGCAGCTGCTGGGTTTCGCGCTTCTCAAGCTCGTCGATTTCATCATCCGTGAGAATGTACCGGTCGCCGTCAAATTCCAGCGTGTCCAGCGTCTGCCTCCAGAGCTCCGCGCGGTTCTTGCGCCCGAAGATCGCCAGATCGGTCGGATTGTTGGACATGTTGAGCAGTTCGAGGCGGCGGGTGGAGGCCTGTTCGCGTGACAGCACAGCAACAGCTCCGATGGCAACGATGTCGGCGTCCCCCTTGATCTCCGGATCGTCGATGTTCTGCATGTTCCAGTCGTACAGTCGGATCAGGCACTGACGAACCACGTCACGGTGGGCATTGCGGATTACCTTCTTGATGCCGCGCGACGCGCCGGTCATCAGCATGGACAAACCAGAGGCGGTGCGCCCCGCGCCGGCGGCGCGTTCATTGCCGTAGGCATATGCAGGAACCCCGGAATCGTCGTCCGCCTGCTTCTTGAAGTTTTCGTAGATGACGTACAGTTCATTGGCGTTGGATGGAATGGCAAAAAACTTGATCGGGTCTGACGTCATGCGGTTTTCGTTTGTGAACTGCCATAGTTTAAAAGGGTAAACGTCGGTTAAATCCTCGTTGAGGGGTACCCGGTCGATATCCGTCACGGCGACTTGCGGGCCGGAGGAAAAGCCCATGTTGTTTACCAGCGCGCGCAGCGCGGCATTGCAGACGTCCTGCACCGGCGCGAGCAGCTGGGGGATTGACTCGCCCCAGAAAGACCCCGCTATTTTTGTCCAGCTCGTCGCGCTGTACGGGTGGCGGTCCAGCTTATCGGCGTTGAGACTGACATAAATCAGCTCCGTTCCGATGGTCACAACTTCCGCCGCGTACTGATGGGTGTCGCGGATCGGCTTGCCGTCATTATCGTCCTTCAGATTGTGTTCCCGAAGCAGCTTGCCTGAAACAAATCCGTGGAGTTCAAGCCCCACAATCTCGTCGGCCCCTCTGGGGGCGTCTTCTGCCGTTCCTTGCGGAGACGATTCAAGGCCCTTGCGGTCGACGTCAATCGGCTCGGTGGTCTCTGGGTGGGTTGGTTTACCGTCCGTCGCCGCAAGGATGCGGTCGATCGCGGCGGCGTCATACCCGTCGTAATCCTTCATGTCCTCCAGAGAGTCCCGGGTTAAATGGAGCCGCTCGATAAACGCGCCGGGCCCTTCAGCCCCCTCAGAAAGCGGAGACGGGTAACAGTCAAACGGGCTGACCCGGCTGAACACCGGTACCGGGGTGCGCTCGACGACCAGCGTAGAGGCCCCGTTTGCCTGAATCTCCCAGCGGCGCGTCTTACGCATCTGGATGATGGGGCCCTTCAGCACAGCAGTCGGGAACGTGGTGATATCAAAAAGGAACTGGTCCATGGTGTCGTCCCAGCCCGTTTCAAGCAGCTGGTCGTACATCGTGCGCTCCATGCGCTTCACTCGCTGTTCTGTCTTCTTACGAAGTTTGTCTTTCAGAAATTTTTCAATGACGGGCTTGGCGTTAGCGGCCAGCTGACTCGCCTGCTCGGGGGTTACCGGCTGCCCCGCCTGCACGGCCTCCATCGCCCGCTGCTGGGCAAACTGAGCGGCCAGCTTCTCGACCTCGGCCACCGCTTCCGCCGGAAGCTCCGGCAGCGGCGTGGGCTGAAGCGACCAGGCCTTCTCGTCATCAGGAGAAAAAACATCCGAGAGCCACGATTCGGCGTTCCGGCATTTGACGCCGGTGATCTCTGCAAAAATATCAGAACCCCCCTGAGCCGCAATCTTCTGGAGCTTCTCCGGAGCATACTCCCCGAGACGGCGCCGGAGGTTATCGAGCAGCCGCTCCTCAACACCGGATGAAATCCGGTAGTCGCGGTTCTCGACGTAGATGTCCCTGACGTAGGTTGCAAGAGTGGATTCCTTCACGGCCTTCGGAGGGAGGGCCTTGTCACGCTCGCGCTGAGCGGCCGCCAGCGCGCCGGCTGCGGTTTTAACCTTTACCAGCCCGCTGTTTCCAAGAGTCATCTCTTGCTCGGGATTTGCGTCCACACTGTTTGCTCGCATGTGATGGGCCCTTAAATTGTTATCTACGTACCCCTTGTGCCTAAAAATTTATGCTATGTCCACCCTAATGCGCTATGTTTTTTCACGGGCCGCGAAGAACGCCGCCCCAGCGATCCCGGGGGGCCCATCCGGCGAGACCCCGTGAAGGGGTCTTCTTCGATGCCCGCCCCGCCGCCGGAAATCTTCAAGCAGGCGTATTGCAACGCGTCGTGCGGATGAGAAAAAATGTTTTTATCCGGGGCGGAGGTAAAGCGGTTCTCTGATCCGCCGAGGCGCATCTTGCGATAATTGTACCCGCTGATAAACCCCTTGGTGAGCGTGGAGCACGTCGGCGAGATGAGCATCCCCGGCTTGCCGTCTACCAGCATCGTAAGAAAACGGGCCACCGCATCGCGGCGCGCGGCAAAATTATTAGTCGACGCCTGATCCACATAAAATCCGCACTCCCGCAGAATGCTGATGCAGGTTGCCTCGTCCGTCGTAGAGCGCTGAGATCCCGCCGGGTCCCCCGTGTAAATAAACTGACAGCCCCGGTATTTCTCCGAAGAAATGAGCGGCCGCAAAAACTCCGCCGCGAACCGGCGGGAGCCGCAGTTCTCCGTGACGAGCTCGTCAAGCACCGCCACCTGGCCGGTCGGGCGTACCTGCACAAGCGCCGCGGAATGGTTCAAGCCATAGTCGAGTCCGCAAATAACCGGAACGCCTCTGAGGGGCTCCAGGACGTTTTTAGCCACATGCAGCGAATGGCGGAACTCCGGATAGACGGGGCGGCCGCTCACCAGCGTCCCGTATTCTCCCATGGCGTACACTTTGCACCACTCGACGTCTTTGCCCGCCACCAGGTTTTTGTAATACCCCCACCCGAATGTGTGGTTGCGGATGTTCTCCGCCGCGGGGTAGTTGGGGTCCTGCCCCTGATTCGGCACCCAGTCGGTGATCTTTTCTATCGCACCGTCCTGCTCGATCTCCGTCTCGAGGGGGAGCATGGCCGGCGGCTGGCGGAAGAAGCGGTAGTTCTTCGGTTTGGATTTCTCGGCGAGGCGGTACCACCAATGGGTATCATCCGGCGGGTTGGTGTCCATGATCAGCCCCGTCCAGAAGGGGCATTTTGTCACAACGCCGTCCGCGTCATATTCAAACAGCGGCTCGCCGCGTTCGTCGAGCTCCCCGAAGTCCGCCTTGGCAGGAAAGCGCCCCACGCGAGTCGTCGCCATTTTCAAGACCTCTTCATTCAACTCCGAGGCCTCGTTCATAAACACGCCGGTCAACTCAAGAGACTTCAGTTTACGCACGTCCTCCTCCTTGTCCAACGCGAGAAAGTGGACCTCCAGATAGAGCCGCGTGCCGTCGGGCAGCTCGGCGCGGTCAATCGTCGCCACGATGGGGGCGGTTCGGCGGATCGTGCAGAAGGGCTCGCCGTTGGGCAGCTTCTCCGGCACCCAGTCGCGCCACGTATTCATCGTGGTCGAGATCAGCTCAGGATAGCTGTTGCGGATGAACGCCCAGCGCGAGCGGCGGACGCCGTCCTTGCCCGGCGGCATTTCAAGCGCGCGGGTGAACGCCTCCCAGCAGCAGGCGACGGTTTTTCCGCTGCCTACGCAGCCCATAATCCCCCGCACGAAATCGTCGCATCCGTGGAAACGACGAGCCGTCGGTTCGGGGTCATACGCTCTGAGATTGAAGACTTCAGCCATTTTTATCTTTCTTGTCCGGGTCAACGCCCGGCTCCGGAAGTTCCTGCAGCCGCAGCGCCATCACATAGGTCCTTCCGTCCAGTAGGGCCCGGAGTATCCTGTGATACCCGTCCATCACCCCTCCCAGCGGACCAACGATGATCGGGATGCTTGTGTCGGTCGCAAGAGCGCGGCGGGCATGAAACGCATAGTCGGCCAGCCGGACGCCGTCGCGCCTCCAGACGCTCTCCGAAAAATCAACCCCCCGTAACAGGAACCGGTAGGGCCGCGCCTTCTCTTTCTTCGCCTGGGCGTAGAGCGACTCGGCGGAGTAATACTCCGAGTCGCCGCCGTTTCCATACCCGCTCCGCTCAAACGGAGTGAGCGGAGCGACCAGATCAAGAAGGGTTACCGGCTTCATTCGCCGCTGCCCCCAGGCGCATCCCCTGGGGAGGTAGCGTCGGGAGGAGGGGGAGGAGGAGCAGGGAACTGGTTAGGATTGGCCGCGTGGACCTGCTCCACGGCCATCGCCAGCGCCTTGCACTGGCTCATCAGATCCGAGGCAACCGTATCCACGTATGCCACAAACAAAATCCGCTGTTCCGGGCTCATGTCAACAACCGAGCGGCCCCACAGCGAGCAGGTACACCCGCTCTGGTACAAATTGCGCGCGTCTTCCGGCCAGTCAAACGGGGACTTGCCGTCGAGATTGGCCCACATCGCAGCATGCTCGGCAGCGAGCGCTTCACGTTTCGCCGCTTCGTCGGCGGCCATCTGTTCCTTCGTCGGCTCGGACGGCGCGGGTCCTCCGCTGCCCATCACATCGGGGAATTCCGAATCGGGCGGCATTTGGTCTTTTTCTTCGGCTCTATTTGGCTGGTTCATCGTGTGCTTCCTCTTTCTTTTGTTCACCGGGCGCCGGTTCGGCGTCCGGATAATCAACAATCTCCCAATCACGGGCAGCGCGGTCTTCTTCCGTCGACGCCCACATCCCGCCGCCGTACCAACCGATGCGGCGGACGCGGTATCCAATCTTCAGCGCTTCCAGCGCGCCGCCGAAGGTCATACCGCCGCCGATAATTTTCGGGGCATTAGGGTCACATTCCATCTTCATTCCTTTCCACCGCGTCCACGTCGATGGCTTCCTGCGCAACCTCTTCGCGCAGAGCCCGGCGATCAAACCCGGGGGTTAGATTGATCACGGTTCCGCGGATGTCCACCTTCTTGTGGTCCGAGAACTTCTCGGGGTTATCCGCCTTCAAGAGCAGTTCAAGCAGCCGGTCTGAATACACGCGCCGGGAGCCGAGGCACTTCCCGGAGGGGCTGAACACCGCCTCCTCAACGCCCTCAACCGCGCGCTCATGGGCGGCGTCTGCTCTCAGGACCTGCCGGTATTCGTCCCCGATATCCCGGCACTGAATCCAAAGCTCGTGGAGCCCTGTGTATTTGTGGCGCAAATTCTGAATGTGGTTCCAGGTGAAATCGTTTCCTTCGAGCGCAATCTTGTGCTTGCCGCCTTCGAGCAGTATCTGAAAAAAATTCTGGAGCCGCGTCCGCAGCTGGATGTCCTCCACCTGGGCCAGCACGGGGTTCGATATTTCCAAATCCACGATTCGCGGGGCGGGAATTTCCGCCTTGAGCTTTACGATGTGCTCATTCACCGACGTTTTGTGGTTCTTGTATTCCGGCAGGCCGACGGCTTTGTTGCCTGAAATTGAAAACTGTTCGTTCTCTGAACGAAACGCAACGGCCTCGGCATCCTGTTCGCGTTTCGCGGCCCGGCGCTGCTTGTCGGTCAGGGGCCGCAGAGAAGACTTCTTCTCCCGATTCTTTCCCTTCCCCGCCGGCACCGCGTCTGTAAGCTTCCGTGTTTTGCTCATGTGGCTTCCTCTTCTCGTGTACGCGAGGAGAGGAGCATAAATTTCGAGTCGACGTCAAATTTTTCCTGAAAATTTTTTGAGCGGCGAAAAATTTTTCGACGGAGCGGCGAATCGGCGGAGGGACGAAAAAGGGCCCTGGGGGTCTTCAGTTGCGCGTGCGGTACCGATATATATATATAAGCATACCCCGTCCTACCGTCTTGTCCACTACCCCCCTCTCCGTTCTTCACCTTTCCGCCCACCGCCGCTCCACCGCCCCGCTGCACAGCAAGGAAGGGGAACAGAGTAGGCAGGGGTAGCATCCTGCCGCGTCGCACACCCGCTTGATGTGCACATACAACAACAACAGCAACAACAAGGAGATACATCATGGCTGCTATCGCATACTCACCACTCACACTCAACATCATCAGCGTTGACTTCCGCCCAGGCATCAACGGACGCCCGGACAACATCATCCTCAACGTCGTCGAGAAAGACGAAGCGCTCTGGGTTCCAGTATGGGACGACGCAGAGTTCGACATCGTGGACAAACTGCTCGACGCTACCATCCCGGAAGACGGAATGCCGATCACGCTGCGCCACCGTGTCAACGAACAGGGCTTCGACGACTACCGCCTCACCGTCGATGCGCGCGCCGCCGCCAAGGCTGCTCGCAAACGCCGCATGGCTATTGAAACAGCGCAAGCTGTAGCTGCCGAGTAAGCAGCCGCCGAGACGACGACTCCCCCGAGTCGCCGTTTCGGTGAAGTAAAGGATTGAACGAACGGAATACCGTTCGTTCTGTTTGAAAGTGTGAACGTATCGGAGGCCGAATACGGCCTCGGATACATTCACGTAACGCCGAATCGCGGCTCGGCGGAAACGGGGGACCAACGTCGCATAATATTTGTCTTTTTGAGCCCGCGACCCGTCGTAGAGCGGCTCGACGGAACGTCGCATAATATATAGACGCGTGCGCGATGCGAGAATCGCCGGTGCGAAATCCGCGCTTAAAACGCAACAGATGCGAAATCTGCAACCAAACCGCAACAGATGCGAAATCTGCAACCAAACCGCAACAGATGCGAAATCTGCAACCAAACCGCAACAAATGCGGAAAACAACCAATTTACGGGGCAACCAACGAGGATTGAGAGTGCAAAGCACACCCAACACACCTCACAGCTAAAAGCTGAAGCCCCTCCCTTTTCATAAAACGAGCTGCGCTTCACTCCTCACCCGAGTGACCAGCTCCACCGTTTCTGGGGCTGTCCGGTTTCGACTGGATGATAGAGCCTGTAACTCATGCCGTGGTTGGTCGATGGCCACGAAAAAATCGACTAAAAACACTAAATGGCAACACCATTCAGTTTCCAAGCCAGGTACGCCTGGCAATCGCAGCTTAACCACTGACACGTCAGTGAAGCTCCCGCGATGGATGAGGACTCGTGAAGCTGGTGAGGAGTAACGAGTCAGTGAAGCTCCCGCGATGGATGAGGACTCGTGAAGCTGGTGAGGAGTAACGAGATTCCAATAAACTACGACACTGGTGACCGAAAGGTCACAACGGCATCTCGCTTGGCCGCAACGCGAAACTGTCCGGGCACCGTGGACTCAAACTGGTGCTGGTGGAGGTGCGACTCAGTCGCGCCCGCAAAGCATGTAAACCTACAGATGAAACCATTCAGGACGGGGGTTCGATTCCCCCCAGCTCCACCATTTCAACCGCCCCAAAAGGAAAAAACCATGAAACACATGAAAATCGTTGGCCATCACCGCACCAAAGAACAGAAAATCGCTCTCAGCAAAACCCGCGCAGAGCGCCGCTATAAACGCGAAAAAGGCAAACACGCGGCAGAAAGAATGGCCCTGTTCGCCTCCCTCACTCGCTGGGTTCGTCGGGGGCGTAAGAAAGCCAGAGCGTGATCACCATTTTCAAGCACACCGCGCCTAAAAAACAAACGATTTGCCGAGTATCCTCAGAGAAAAACGCCCGACAAATCGTTAAAGACTGCAACGACAGCCGCACCCAACAACAAATACGGGCGGGGGTTGTCTATAGCTTTCAACCAGAACCCATCTCGCCTAACCGCCCATAGGCAGAAACCAAACAACCCCAAAGCCCAGGACGCCGTAGGAGACCTAGCCCGAGTCCTTCACCACCACGCTTACACAAGCGTTGTGCTTCTCCGATCATCCATGCGCCTTTCTAGGATGCAGCGTATGAATGGCCCGGAGGAGATTCCCCTTTGCTGAGTGCTATCCAGGTTACTCCAGTTTCCTGAACCTCATGACAGCCCAAGATAGCTACAAGCTGTTGCTTAACCGGAGATGCTCAACGCGGTGTTCTTCACCAGAAGCCGGAACAAGATGGCGCGAGGGAAAGACCTCGACCTATTTCAAACAACCAAGGAGAAAACCATGAAACTGACCGTAAACAACGTGCTGGGAGCCCTCGCCGTAGCGCTGGTTGCGACTTTCGTCGTAGTCACCTTAATTGGCGTATTTTTCAATAACTACAACCCAACCGGAGCTAAAAACCATGAAGCACCTGCTGTCCGCCTCCTGCTCAATGAGAATTCAGAAAACCCGTAAAGGGCGCCCAATCAAGCCCATTCGCGTAGCAGACGTCCTGTTGTGCGAAGCAACCCCGCGCGGATTCGCCCTCCGCCGTTTCGCCGTTCCGGCGTAAAGCCGTTTCGCCGTTCCGGCGTAAAGCCGTTTCGCCGTTCCGCCGTTTCGCCGTTCCGACGTAAAGCCGTTCCGACGTAAAGCCGTTCCGCGTAAAAACACCCCAACATCAAAAAAGTCTCGCCGTTTCGTCGAAACGGCGAGGCAGATTCTCAAGAATGGGAATCAAAAAGGTGACAACCTCTCAACGTTGTCACCTCTGTCACCAACGTTGTCACCTCACTATCACCCAATCATATCAACAAAAAACTGAAAAAGGTGACAAGGTGACAGAGAATAATTAACCTTTGAGTTCTAAAATATATATATATAGGGTTAAGGACACGTCACGTCACAGCCAAACGCCCAAACGACTTTCCCATTTTCTCTGTCACCTTGTCACCTGCTTGCCCATGCCTTTAGGCTTGAAGCACTTACGACGTGACAATGTCCCAAAAAGATAATCACCTGACTGTCACTTACCCCCATTTTGCCCTTCTTTTAACCCAATTTCACCCGCTTAAACCCGCCAAAACAACCCTCAAAACAAGGAAAAACCCCATGACTCTCCCCTTCCCACCCAAAAAAGACGACCAAAAAGTCGCCGATCTGGCCACTAAAAGCACCCTTTTGCGCAGATTTGCGTCCCAAATAGCCCCTTCTTTACATGACCAATCCACTCTGCTTTGCACGGCGCTCGCTCCCAACCTCATCCAACAACTGTTTGTCAGCCTATACCTTTCCCACATCGACATCAAAACGCGCCCCGCCGAGACGCCGAACCCTCAGCTCGACTTCATCTTCCACCACTTCACCCCCGTAGAAGGCGGCCACAACCCCGCCAGCTACGAGGAGATCCTGAACCTCATCCAGACAGGCGAGCCATCCACCGCGCCCGCTGACAAGGACGCTGCGCTGCTTCCTGCCCCCTTCTACACCCTGCCTGAAGTCGAAATCCGCCTGGCCAAGATCCTAACCCACACGATTCTCGACATCTGCGCGGCCTTTACCGGCATCCTGACAACCCCCGAATTCACGGGACTGCCAGAAACCTCCGTGATGCCCTTCGAAAACCAGGTTGAACATCTGGCCCGCCGAACCGCCGAAGTTCTTTCCGATTTCCTTCAAAAAGACCCATCAGACGACAAGGCTCCACTGCCTCCGGGCCCCACAGCCACCCCGAATGATGAGATCCCAGAGAAAGAAACAACATAATTGAACGACGATCTCAAGCCACACGTTAGTATCCAGGAACGCGCCGGTTTAAATCTGCCGCAGATTCAGGCTTTCAGAGGGTAGTAGCGACCCAAGTCTATGACCCGAAGCGAATACAGAGTTGAGAATCAATATATGAGTCCACCCCAGTGTCCACGACCGAACACCTTTCGAGGTTCCTTCGGACGACGACCAAGCGGGAGGTCCATCACGATACGCTCATATCCATCGTCGCTTCGACGAGACGCGAACCGCGAAATACCTGACACCGAAAATCCAAAGCACCGGTCCAAAGTCCGTAGAGGGCTGGATTTAGCGCTTGTTTGCTGATCAATGACGTACCTTGAGTATCACCGTTTAACAGGCCGTGAAGTAACCCGCCACCCGTTGCGCCCTCAGTAGCTAGTAAGCCCTATGTGCATAGCGAACCTGGAACTTGCAGGGTTATCGGATCATTACCTCATTGCCGGCGGGCCGTCGAATAGACGACTCGCGCCCCGGCTGAAACACTGTCCCCCTCGGTTCGCCGGTCAAGGAACCCTGTTTCAGTCGAGGCAACCTTTTTGTGCTTGATATACCCGCGTAGTCATGTTAATCATCCCCCAACTGGAGAATTAGCAATGACCAAAAAAGAGAAAAAGGCGGAGTACGATAAAGCCTATCGAGCCAAGAACCGCGACAAACTCAAAGCCCAGATCTACGCCTGGAGAGCCGCACATAAAGGCCGCTGCAACCAACGGGCTAAAGAGTACAAGCTGAAAAACCCGAAGCTCTACGCCGCCATTAAGAAGCGCTGCGATGAAAAACACCGAGAAAAAAGAGCCGCCTACGCGAAAGCCTACCGAGCGAAAAACCGGGAACGGCTTGCTGCCTACGACCGAAAATGCGACCAGGAAAGCCGGGAAAAGAAAAACAAGCAAGCCAAACTCCGCAGAATAAAAAACTCCGAAGCTATACGAACCCGAGACCGAAAATTCTACAAACACCGAACCGCAACCAACCCGCAGTTCGTAACGGCCACCCGCCTTAGAAATCGCCTATGGGCCGCCCTAACCCGCGCCAGCGCTTTAAAACACCACCACACAACCGAACTAATCGGCTGTTCGTATGCACAGCTTCACGATTACCTCGAAGCTCGCTTTCTACCCGGAATGACTTGGGAAAACCGAAGCGAGTGGCACATAGACCACATCCGTCCATGCGCATCATTCGACCTCACCGATCCGGAACAGCAAAAAACATGCTTCCACTACACTAATTTACAGCCCTTATGGGCTTTTGACAATTTGAAGAAAGGAGCCCGCATCGTCATCGAAGCGGACCCCCGGCATCAAACAGATACCAGTGAGGGGCAAACTGGACAGATATCATAGTGCCCTTAAACACATCAACCAAAGGAGAGTACCTTGCTCATAATTACCTATGGCGTTGGAAACAGCGTCACCAAGCCGGAGGATTCTTACCGCTCAATCGGTCAAATCCTGAACGACACCTCGATTCAAACCGTCCTGAACTTCGACCCTGCACAAGTGGACGCCCGCGTCAACGGTCAGATCGTCGAACCGGGCACCGGCATCTCGGCGAACATGCGCATCGACCTCATCAAAAAGGCCGGCCGCAAGTCCAACGATCTGATGAACAGCGACCAGCAGCTGCACCCGCTGCCCGTCTTGACGGAAACTCTGCGTCTCGTCGCCTCAACCGGCAACGCCGCGCTGCAGCCGATCTATGATGCGTTCTCCAAAGCGGAAAACGACATCCGGGCTGAAGTAGCCAAAGCGCAGCGCGAGCTGCTCAAAGGCTGCAAACCGTTCGCCGACTACGTCGACGCGATCATCGAGTCGATCGTCACGCGCGAGTTCATGGACACCGACCTGAAGATTCCGGGCAACGTCCGCGAAGAACTCAACGCGGTCATCTGCGCCGCCGACGAAAAGCTGCAGCCGATGCGCAAAGCCGTCGCGGATAACGAAGCTGCCGTATCCACCTGGATTCGCAGCGTCGAAGCCGACCTCAAAATGTGCCTCACGCTGCCCGAACAGCGCGCCGTGCTGGCCAACGCGTTGAATTCCGACCCGCTCTTACCGTGGGTCTTCACCGCTATCGTCAAGTAACCCTCGGGTTGCCTGATTCAAATACCGCCACCCTCGGGCGGCGGTATTTCTTTTTTACCCCTCGCCGGTACCTCCGGGCACTGGAAACTGGAACAGGTTATTTTTGACCTGTAACTGAGCCGCCAACCGCTCACGAGGGGACCACTTTTTGGGATCGCCAAGGAGAACGTGGGAGTCACCAGGGAGTCATCCGCCGCCGTTACTAAGACCGAAAAATGCACCTCACTGCAGGGCAGGGCATAACGGCCCAACTCCCTACGACTTTCAGCATCTCCGGGGCTAATACCCCCCGATCCCGCCATTTTATACTATGACCGCAGATGCCTAGTAAGCCCACCCTGTCGCATGCTGGGGAAAGACCGGTGAAAGCCCGGTATCTGCAACCAATCACCACCAACCAAAGGAAAAACCATGGCCACAAAAAATGCGGACAACCGCAAAAAACAACTCGAAGAAATGCGCGCCGGCAAACCGCTCTACCACGAAGATAAAGACATCGTTCGCGGGCTCCTCTCGGATCTCAAAGACGCTGAAGCTCTCATCATCATCGGCACGCATAACCCTGAAAAAATAAACCTCCGGATGGGAGACGTATCGTACACCACTCCGAAAGCGTGATAACCATGCCCTCAAGAGCCCGAAACCGAATCAACCTCGAAGCTTTGATCATTCAACTGCGCAGACTTTATTGGTATCGCTTCTCCATCCACCTTGATCTTAACGAGCCCGACACCGCCGCACCCGGCGGCTGGGCCCATCAAGCCCTGCAAGATGGCCTCAGCATTGAGGAGATTACGTCCCAATATAAAAAGCGCAACCACTATCATGACACACACCAGTGGCCCGTTTCCTCTAGGATCTGGAACCAAATCATCGACAGACAATTAACCCGCCCCAATCAAGAAAGACACCAACTCCTATGAGCGCAAGATCATACCACCGAATTACCGACACTGGACAAATTATCCGCTGTACGACCACCGAACAACTCATCACCAACCCCGAAGCGATTCTCGCCCAGCTGATTGCCTCCGCCTCCGCAGATGCGCCCGCAGCTTCCGCCGAACCGGCGGTTCGCTGTTTATACCAGCTCGGAGACGGCGTCTCGGCGTTCCGGCAGAAAATCGGGAATTATGTATATTACTGGAACTCCATCCAGCTTGAAATCATCCCCTTCCAGACCGCCTGGGAACTGAAACAAGACCCCGCAGTAAACGACGGGAAACATTTCATCTGCCCCTGGGACGGCGAAGCACCGGGATCGTTTTCCATCGGGGCTCCGATGAATCTGCAGATCCCCGAGGACCTGATCATCCACTTCCACATCGAATACCGCCGCAACCTCAGCGATCCGGACATTCAAGTACCCTTGGCGGCCAACATCCCGACGGCCTCAGCAGAACTCACCAGAAGCATCTCCCGCTACTACCTGACATGCTTCTCGCTGAGCCGTAACACCTGCGTGAGCCTTCCGCTTCCGAATCTATACCCCGACTGCCACCTATGCACCGGAAACGCGTTTGATGCACACAACTTCTTTGACGTGAAAAACCACTCAGGTTTAGTCACCTCAACGCGAAACTTCCTGAAGACCTGGGCGGATACCACCTGGAATCGTGACCTGTTAAACGGAACGCAGTCGCTCAAAATGGCACAATACCGCCGCTTCGTTCGTTTCGATGCGGCGACCGGAAAGCAGCTGCCCTTCGCGGGTTGCTCCGACTGGGAGATATCCACCGCCGCGGTCCCTCTGGAAGACGTCTACCGCCCCTGGAACCGGGACGTGCGAGCCGTTCAACCGGTTCGCAGACCAGAAGACGCCGCCTTAACAGACAACATCGTCGAAGCCCCGGCCGAACCACCCCCGCGAATGGATGAACCCATACCCGTAACCGCCGCAGCAGGAGGATAATCCCATGCCAACACCCCAAGAAATCATTGAAGGGCTGCAGCAAAAAGCTGCTGCAGCCTTGCGACCGGCCCCCTGGGCCTCCATCCGACGACGAGTTAATCTGGAGATCCAGTCAATGGAGTCCCTCGCCCACCGCCGCGGACAAAGAAATAACCCGGCGCAAGCTCCAACAGCAACCCGCGGAAGAAACGCACACTTCGCCAGAATCCCCTATCTCCTGAACACCGACGCCATGCTGCTCTCGTGGCTGAGAGAGGGCAGAGACGAAGACCGCGGGCCTCTTCACCCGGCCGTTTATCTGTCCATGACCTCCGCCGGGCAGGAGCTGCGCGATTGGCTCCTTGAAGACAGCCTCCTCCCCGCAACGGCGATCATCGAGACGATAACAGTCCGACACAACAATCGTCCAAGCCCCCCTAGTCAGGACATCGAGATCAGGCGCAACCCGATACACGCCTGGAGTGCCTTACGAGAACCGATTATCGACCGACTCGTTCTAAAAAGGGGGTTCGCCGGATTGTTTCAAAAACAGGAACGAACCTTAACCCGCTTAGGGGATATCTGGAACGCCTGCATGAGCGAACCGCCGCTGTCCCCGACGCTCGTCCGGTTTAACAGCCTGCTAAAGAGCCACACGGAGACGATAGACGAGAACTCCGCGTTTACCTGCTTCCACATAGGACATCTGGCCGCAGTGTTCTTCCAATACGAGATCCTGCTTCGCTTCGGCTCGTCCTACAAAGACAAAACCGGCGTAGGTGAGCTCCTCGAAAAACAAAACCCGACACACAAGTTGTTCCGGCTGCTTCAGACAAAAGCGGTTCGAACAGAAATGTAAGGAAAAACCATGAAAATATATTGCATCGGAGCCGGGGGAGGAGCGAGCTACCTCCTCCCGGTCCTTGTGCGTTCCCTCCAAAAGGCGGAACGCATTCAGGAGCTCATCATCATCGACCGCGATACCCTCGAAGCCCGCAACGTTGAGCGACAGCTCTTCAGCCACGGCGACGTCGGTAAGAGCAAAGCCGAGACAATGGCAGCCGCGCTTCAGGCGTTCTGCCGTTTCCCCGTTACGCCCCTCACTGAGTGGTTTACCGACGTGACGCTGATTGAGCCTGATAGCTTCATCATCTGCCTGGTCGATAACCACGTCGCCCGGCTCGCCGTACTCAATCAATGCGATCAAACAGGAAGTTGCGCCGTCATTGGAGGCAATGAACAGTGGTCAGCCGACGGATACTACTACCACCCTGTGTTCAAAGGCACCCCGGCTGACCCGAGAATCAGATACCCTGAACTGCTCACCGATAAATCAGATGACCCGACTCGCCCTCCCTGCAACGACGAAACCGCCCTAGCGGCGGCTCCACAATCCGCGCATGCTAACGCCATATCGGCGGCCTTCGTAATGCACCTCACACAGCTGTATCTTTTAAAGATACAGGATTACAACCTGGACGATGAAGCGGTACGCAACGCTCTTCCCATAGAGCTTAGCAGTACCATCACGGGAATTCGCACCGTCACGTTCGGGCAGCTGATGACTACTGAGACGTAAGTCTCACCCGACCCCCGGTGAAAACCGGGGCGTCCCTCTTTTTAAACCCCAAGTTTATTTGACACCCAACATTAATCGAAGGCATAGTCTTGACATGAGTTGTGGAATCTACCTCATCAAATGTACCGGCAACGGAAAAGCCTATGTTGGGCAGTCAATGCAAATTGAGAAGCGAAAGTACGCCCATTTTAACAAACTACGTTTAGACAAACACCGAAACCCGCACCTACAAAACGCCTTTAACACATATGGCGAGGATGCCTTTGAACACGCCACCCTTGAACTAACCCCCGTTGAGGGATTGAACGAACGAGAACTCCACTGGATCAACCGCCTTAACAGCCAAAACCCCGCCTGCGGATTCAATCTCAGGGGCGGCGGGGATTCACTTCACTCCTGCTCCTGTGCAACCCGCGCACTGATGTCAAAGATCCGACTCGGAAGACCCGGCAAAGAGATGTCTGCTGAGACCCGCGCAAAAATATCTAAAGCACGCCAAGGTCAGAAAGTCTCTCCAGAGACCCGCAAAAAACTTTCACAGGCACAAAGCGGACGCCCCCACTCAAAGCATTCTGCAGAAACTCGCGCAAAAATGTCCGCGGCCGCAAAAGCTCGAGAAGCACACAAGAAATCCAACCTTGGCCGAAAACACTCGCCTGAAGCCCGCGCGAAAATATCCGCGGCCGCAAAAGCCCGAGAAGCTCGCCGAAAAGCCGCTTAACCGCCCCCGACCCCTTTAGTAATCATCCTTCACGCGGAGAAAAAAGGATGCGTTCTCCGCGAACAGCACGGTACAAAACTTCGCCCACTCCAATTTCCCGTCTGGTGCGACTATGCTAAGTGGACTGATTACTGCGGATCAATACGCCGGATCGCCTCCGGTTGAGAAGCCGAAACACAGTATGACGAAACAGCCAGATGGACCTATTTTCAGTAACCAACCCAAAGGAAAAAACCATGACCGTTCAAGAAAAATTCGAAGAAGTAAAGAATCACCCGCTGGTTCTTCTTCTCCTCAGATATTATGCCAAGAAAACCGCCAACCCCATCCCCCCGGTGTGGCAGGCCTTCCTCAAAGACTCCACCGAATCGACGAGCCTGGATTTGATGTACACCCAGCTGCCCGAATGGGACCTCCACCCGAACGACGTTCCTCCGGAACTCCGCGGACAGGCCCTGCTCTCCCACCTACTGGCGGTTAAATTTCGCCCGATGCTCAATACAATTCAAGAAGAGATGACCCGGCGAAAACTCGGGTTCATCCCCGCCTTAGAAGCGATTTTCAGGGCTCAGAGAATCATTCCGCACGGTATTGCTTCGAACAATCTCGACTCTAAATACAACATCAGAACCAACCTGAAATACCGCTACGTAGAGCGAGGAACCCTCAAGTATGAGATCGTCCGCAACGTCCCGGCCCGCGTATTAATCCCCGCGAGTTTTATTCGGGCTTTTTGCGGCCCGGAGCACAACGATGCCGACGTTTGGATTTCTTTCCTGGATGGATTATCAACCCGATTTAAATCCCCCCAGGAAACTCAGGCCCTCAACACGTCTTTCGAATGGACTATGAGCCTTCTGCAACAGCCGTACAACAGCAACATATCCCCCAATACCGGAACACGAGGCATTCTCACCGCCACGCTTCCCATCAAACTAAACCACTGTTGCAGCGACGCCGAATCCAGCTCCCCCATGAAGCTCAGCAGCCCCGTTCCAGACAGGGTAGATCCCTCAACCATCCGCTTCGAGCTCCCCGCAGATCATCAAGGCATCCCGACCGACCTCGGCTTGGACTTCCCGGTGTTAAACGACGCGGACCTGCGCGAATACCAAACCACAACCGGCGGATTGACTCCTCTTGAGCCGGCCCAGGCGCGATTCTTACAGCCCCTGGGGCGCTGCATCTCGGACCCGAACCACCCGCACAACCTAAACATGCGACGAGACTTCGTTGCAACTCTTCGCCACGCCTATGAAAAGATAACCGAGACCGAAGCCTTTCAGACCCAGCGAAAGATTGCCATCGAACTCGCCGCAGGCGTTTAAATCCCCGCGATAGCCGGACACCCCGGCTATCGCCTACCCTCAACACAAAGGAAAAACCATGACCAACGTTTTCATCTACGAAAAGACCTTAATTAAAAAACAAGATCTAGGGCTGTACTCGGGTGACATTGCACTCATCCCAGACCCGCTCAATGGTCACCCCAAATTAAACTGGTCCGGAGCCATCATCGACATCGACCAATTCCGCATTGCCCTTGCATTCCTTAAATGGACACACGACCAGCACCACGTAGAAGGACAAATCCGGCTATTCTATAACGAATTCACCCGCACCTGGAAAGCCGTCGCATTGCCTCAATACATCTGGTCCGCCGGCCACACCCGGGAAGTCGAAGAGAACGACCCCGTCAAGTCCTCCATCATCGAAGAGCTGCTCACCTCCGGCTTTGGCCAGGCGGGGACCGGCCACCACCACAGCGGCATGGGGGCCTTTCAATCCGGAGGAGACAAAGAAGACGAGCTCGGTCAGAACGGGTTTCATTTCACCGTTGGCCATATGGGCGCGACCGTTGCGGACTTTCACTGTCGAGCCGCCTTCCGTAAAATCAATTACGACCCGAATCAGGAAATGCTCGACCCCAACCAGTGGCTCCCCGGACTGCACAACCGAACCATTCAGGAAGAAATCGCTGCGCTCTGGCTAGATTTAACCACCCTGCCGCCCTTTCCTGACGAGTGGAAAACCTATCTCCGGGAAAAACCCGAACCGGTTACCCCTCAATGGCACTCCACCACCGGCTTCGGCTTTGCACACCAGTCCCGAACCACCAACACCGAGCCGGAAATGTTCCGGGACGGCTTCTTCTGCGTTCGCTTCAAGCCCAGCATTCCGGCGATCCAATACCGGTTTGTCCTTGTGCCTAAGTCGATTAAACGTGAAGAGCCCGCCGCCGCATCCCCGCCCGCCGCACAACCCCCAGCCACAACCCCTCTTCCGACGCAATCCGAGCTTAATCAGCAGCGCTTAACAGAGCTGGAACTGAAAAAGGCGAAAGACGAGACGTCCTACAACGAGTTGGTAGACCAAGTGGCCGCGATGGACCAAAGTGAATATGATGACTTCTGTCAGAATCTTCGCGATGCCGCGCTCAAACGCCTCGCTGAACAGCTCCCCGCGAGCGACCTTAGCAACCCCCGCGGGCGGGTCATCGACCGCCTTGAGGAAAGCCTGGCGGAATTTCGAGACCTCACCGTGTCCGACACCGCAGACGCCAGAGACCTTCGAAACGTTTTCGACGCCTTACAGGATCTGTCCTGCCGCATCGTAAAAGATATCGAGACCGTCTCGGATATTCACGAGAATTACCTTCACCCCTACCTCACTCACGAGGCCCTTCAGGAACTCTTGATCGCCTGGGGCAACACCCTGTTCGAACAGATTCTTGCACAGGGAACAAGAGACGAATGGAACGCAGTCTGCGGAGAGTGCTCAAAGCCCCGCGCGCACGCGCTTGATTTCTACGACACCATGCTCGTTGGACTCAAGCGGGGAATCATTCACGAGACGATTGACCCCATCTACGCCGCAGACGGCACTCTCAGTCTCGACTAAACGCTTATCGCCTACCGGTTTCATGGTAGTACCGGAAAGCAAACGCCCCTCCCGGATTTAACCCCGGGAGGGGCACCTCTTTTTAAAACACATCAACCACGAAGGCTCTAATCAGAGAGCAAGAATATTAACAAAGGAACCAACCATGAGTCAACTACATCCCAGCGATTGGAAGATTAAAAAAGCCACGGCAGAAAAACACTGTCAGACCCTGATGCTGCCTCTGGGCCCGGGAGTTCCGCAGACGCGGATATCCACCAAGCTGTTTAATAAAATTTACGAGCTCTGGGGCACTAAGGACAAACCCCATCACGACTCCCACCGGGTCGGCATTTTCGCTCAGGCGCTGCGCGAACTGCGAAGCAGCGGAATTGATCTTCGCGAACTGCCCCAGGTCAACGCCCGTTCAGTCGACGACTGTTACGACTGGCTCGATGCCTACGAATTGAAACTCGTGGAACACGGGCTCGAACGGCAGAAAGAAGACAAAGCGCTTACCGCGCCCCAAAAAATCCAACTCGCACCGGAATCCTCTCCGATGTATAGACAGGTCTTCCTGGTCGCCATTGCAGAGTACATCCGCATGGCCGGCCCGATGGGCGACGCCAAGCAGATCGTCGAGAAGGCCGAGGCCGTGGCTCGGGCATGTACGGAGGAGTAACTCCAGATGAACCAATTCCCGAAAGGGCACATCCCTTGGAACAAAGGGCTGAAGGGGATTCACCTGTCCCCTCAGTCCCAGTTCACCCCGAAAGACCGGGGAGACCGGCACTGCTGCTGGACGGGGGGCGTTCAAGTCAACAAGAACGACTGCGTTTACGTCCAGAACCCCGACAAGGCCTACGACCGGCGCCGACGGCCGGTCGTGATCTACGAAGAGACCTACGGCCCCGTTCCGGCCGGATTTGTGGTTGTCCACAAAGACCAAGACCGGTATAACGATGCCCCGGATAACCTCGAAGCGATATCCCGCGCTGAAAACCTGCGCCGAAACTTGAACCGAAAAGGAGAACAATGAAAATCCAACCCTATAACTGGCAGATTCCTGCCATCGAAGCGACAATTGAGGGGCTGTCGAAATACCCCTACTACCTGCGTGCGGACGATACCGGTACAGGAAAGACTTTCATATCTTTGTTTGTCTGTAAAGCCTTAAGAATCTCCCCCTTCGTCGTTGCGCCGAAGATCGTATTGACTGCCTGGCGGGAAGCCGCGGAAATGATAGGCGTCAATCTGCTCGATGTGACCAACATCGAGAAACTTAAAGGCAAAAACCACGGAGCGCTTCACCGGCTCCCCAACTCGGGGACGAAGAAGTACCCCATCGCCAACTGGAAGTGGAACCTTCCGGCAGGAACTCTCGTCGTAATGGATGAGACGCATGTTTGCGGCGGGGAAGACACCCAAAACGCCCGGGTCCTCGCGGCTTTACGCCCCGCCAAGCTCCCGGCGATTCTCATGTCGGCGACGATCGCTGACAGCCCGACGCGGCTCAAATCCGCCGGATATCTGCTTGGACTGCACAACTATTCGGATTACCGGAACTGGTGCCGAAAACACGGATGTGTCCTGAACCCCTTTGCGAGGGGCTATCAGCTCATGTTCAGCCAATCCCGACTCGTAACGGAGGTAGCATTGAAAAAGATACATACAGAACTTTTCCCCGCCCGAGGAGGCCGCTTGAGAGTTGAAGACCTCGAGGACTTCCCTGAAAACATGATCATTGCAGAAGCCTACGACCTTCCCAATCACAAAGAGGTTCAGGCCATCTACGATGAACTGGAGGAAAAGCTGGCCAACGCGGATGAGGACGAATTGCCCATTGTACAGCTCCTGCGCGCCCGCCAGAAGGTCGAGCTCTTCAAGAGCGTCCTCTTCACTCAGCTGACCGTCGATGCCCTGGAAGAAGGCAAATCCGTGGCCGTATTCGTGTCTTTCAAGGAGACGATGAACGCCATCGAAGAGCAGCTCAAGAAAGCAGGAATCCAAAACCTCAGAATTGAGGGGGGACAGAACCAGTTCGTCCGCGACGAGATTATCAACGCCTTCCAACACAACGACACCCATGTAATCATCTGCATGGTTCAGGCCGGAGGAGTGGGGATATCCCTGCACGATCTACGTGGACGCCCCCGAGTATCGTTGATCAGTCCTCCGCAATCCGCCAAAGACCTGAAACAGGTACTCGGCCGGATTCACCGGGCCGGCTCCAAATCAAAAGCGATTCAGAAAATCGTCTTCGTGGCCGGAACCGTGGAGGAAGGAACCTGTAAATCCGTCAGACAAAAACTCAACAATCTTAGTTTAATGATTGACGGAGACCTCAGTACGGGAGCGGGATTTTAGATTTGAACCCTAGAATTTATCCGGGTGACTCGGCAGGTGCTTAACTGGCTTCCTGCCCCGCTCCAGACGGAGCGGC